TTTATTATATAAACACTTGAACACCTGATCTTGTGAATTTCTAACATAAAAATTCATTAGGATGTCCATCAAACCACAGGAACAGTCATATTGACTATAGACAGTACCAGAAGTCCAATCTCGCCTAGGTATAACAAAGGAAGTATTGTTGTATGATAGTTTCTTGGCAGCTATAGCTGTTTTATAGTATTCAAATATCTCATTTGGTGTTTGAGTTGATGATGGAACAACTTCATCTCCTGTATTCCAAGGTATCTGCCTACCCATAACCAAGTACATATTTGTTTGTTTTGAATCGGGTAAATATGCATTGGATTGGCTGTCTAGTAAATCATAGAATTGTTGAGCCACCAAAGTTTTGAATGCTGTTGTGGTATATGTATTAGTCATATTTGTATTTATATCAACTTGTGGTGTATTACTGTGGCATTTGTTGCACTACTCGTGAATGATGATTCAACTATTATAGTATTAGCATTCACCGAATTAACTGTTTTTGTATCGTTATATTCGACTTTTATGTATAAGTTGTTAACCGTATTAGGCAAGAGTGTTTCTGAAATAAGTGTATTTGCAGATTCTACACTCTTAACTACAATCTTTGTGTTTACGGTATCGTCAATAGCTGACACATGAAGTATTAAAGTGTCCCCCGACTGTATGTCATTAATGAAATTTGTACCATTACCAACAACAACATTTGATGTTGCAGTGACATTGGCCGAACCTAGTACAACCTTCTTCATTCCATTTATAACTATACTATCACCAACACTAATTGTATTACTTAGTGCGGATGAACTGTTAGAAGACACAACTGTATTAGAACCATTTGCGATGTTAAATGTGTCTGATAATGTTTTTACCAATTCTATCTTTGTATCTGGAACAATCGATGCGGGTATTGGTTGTTCATAAATTTTACCAACAAAGGATTTCATACCAGCTGGATGGAATATTTCTTTAAATCCTTTTTTATAGTCTGAGTATGAGTGTGTTGAGTCAACAACATAAGAATAATTTTGATACTTATTACCATCCTGTATAAATTTATCCGAGCTAACATGTCCATCATTATTAATGTAGATACCAGGAAGTCTAATTAGACCCTGTTCAAAGGATGCTGTGGCTTTAGCCTTTCCATCACCATACACAACATGTGATACAACATCTCCTGAAATTATGTGATCATCCGATTCTACTTTTAGATTCTCATTGAATTCACCCGAATAATTGAACAATCTGAGAAGACCTGTCGATAAATCAAAAGTATCAACCGTTGCAAAAAATGATACCGATGTATTTGATGTGCCTTGATACACCCGTGTTCCAGGTGAAAATAATTTACCACTAGTTGTATTGGCCAATGTCACATCCATGTTTCTCAAAGATATGGAGGGAGCTGAAATGTAGTCATGACCATAACTAGTAATTCTCAATTTTGATATAGATCCAAGTCTTGATGTCGATAAGTCAAAATTTTCTCCATCACCTAATACTTCAGTAACAATCAACTTAGCGTTAGCACCATTGGTAGAATTTACAGTTATCGTTGGTAATGATTTGGAAGTATAACCCTCGCCACCCCGAACATATGCATTACTTGAATGATATGTGGTGTCTGCGGTTTTAATGCCGGTATTTCCCGAATGTACAGATGTAACTACACCATTAGCCCCATAACCAGAACCTCCTGTGAATACAAGTGTATCACCAACTGCATATCCAGTACCTGGTTCTACTACAGAAATTCTACCAAGTGAACCTAAATTAACTAATTCATTCTTTAGAATTTTATAAACTCTCATTCCTGAGGCTGTCACTCCATATGGAACATTTATTGTGATTGTTGTTTCTGTAACATCAACAACTTTTACAATATCATTCAATTTACCGGTTATATCAACAACTCTCAACATGGAGTCTTTTTCAATGTTATACACTGTTTTAAGTAATACGGATGAATCAGCAGAAGTCAACAATGTACTACCAGCAATAATGGAGAATGTTATAGGTGAAGATGTGGTTCCTATGATTAGTTCTGAAAGAGATTCATTATAATAACTATGAACATCCACTGTTGGTTTCTCTTTATAACCACCCCCTTGTGATGTAATAGTTGCAAAAGATAATGGGAATACATTTAGGGATTGGTACGGTGAAACCGTGTAAATAGTAGTATTATTTGATGCATCTAGTGCATTAATAGTGCTACTGTATATGTCATTTATTGTTTTACTTGCAACCTCAATTGTTCTGTAAGTTGATGTGTCTAACAGAGATACAGAGGCTTTTGCTTCAGCCACTTGAGATAGTGTTTCTCCGGAAAATCCACCAATAAAATCAATTTCAGAGGCATCAGGGAATAATACAGGATCTCTAAATCCAAAACCACCATTTGACACGGTTATGTCCGTAACCGATCCCTTCGTTGTTTCTCCAACAGTTGCAACAGCACCAACTGGTGTTAATGATCCTGGATTTAAACCACCGAAGATGGACACAGGGTCACCTTCATATCCTGTGTCCACATCATATCCAATGTATCCAGAACCCCTGAATAATGGATCAACCTTTATCTCTGATAAAGCGCCAACGATACGACCTGTGACTGTTACATCATTACCCAAACTATTTTTGTATGTTGCGGAGATTAATTCTCCAGTTTCAAACAATTTTTCAATATTGGATATATAAACTTCATTATAAGAAACACCAAGTTGTCTATCGATTGAACTGGTTATTTTCTCAACAAGTGCTGTTGCTTTTGATTTGGATCCAGTTATCAAGGTTTTTTCAATATTGAGTATATTGGGATCATTGGTATCAATTCGGAGGGCTAGTGGATTAATCCACTTACCGTCAGATACCTTTAGAACATCCTGCTTTGGATAATAAACATCAATTTCTTCACCATAGAAGGCTCTAAATGCAAATTTTAGAGATTCTTCTGAACCCTTTCTGGAATAGAACTCATGTATCTTTTTTATGAATAATCTTTTATCAGCTGTGAAGTGATGCGGAAAGTATGGCATCAAATCATCAATCATATCATTTATGTAAGAATCTGGTACAGTATCAATATCAATAGATAATCTAAGATTATCTGTTTCTTTTGTTATGCCTCCATTGGTTTCTAACCATTCATAGTATTTCTCTAAGAAGGTTACAAACTTTTGGTGGTCTGTTCTTATAAACTCTGGTAATTGTTGATTTACCAGTTTTGATATTTTTCTATTATCCATTTAGCAGTTCTGTTTCTACTGTTACACTGGTGGGATCATTTACATCAAGAACAAGCATCTTATTTTCGGTTAACTGTATAAGATTAGACTTTGGTTTGAAATATATCAAAATGTCACCGAAGTCATTATTAATAGCCTTAGGTAAGTAATCATTGATTGTCACTTTACCTAAGGTATAGTCTATAATACCAACCTTACCGTCATTCTGACCTGCATTTAAGACAAACTTCGTGTTTTGATTTGTCACAGCATCAGGTTTATAATAAACAATTCTCAAGTGTCCATATCTACCTTCTAGAACTGGTATTGCAGCGGCTGATCGACCTAAACCACCACCCTCAATTCTAATAACAGCTGATGTATATCCTATGCCAGGGTTAGTGACTGTTATAGATTCAACTCTTCCATTAACAACAGTTGCGATAGCCTGAGCCCCGCTGCCATCACCGATAATAGTGATTGTTGGCGTTGTTGTATATCCGAATCCTGGATTATTTACAATAACAGATTCAACGCCGGTGAACGATGATGGAATTTCTTCAAAATAACACTGTCTAGATATACCATACTCATCAATCATTGTAAAGTCTGGTGTCGTGAAGAAACTATCCAAAGATGTTCCGCGGACAAGCTCTGTGCCATAATCTAGTATGTATTTGTTAGCTGTTACTAGGTTAGGTCTAAATTTTTTACCGATCATGATCTCGATTTCATTACTGACAATACTTCTATCTAGTAGTGAAATACCTTTTTCTAGTCCAGAATAATTAAAGAATGTGTTGAATTTGTTTAGGTTACCACCAGTCCAATCAAGAATGTATTGTTTGACCAATTCCTTAATGTCAGAAACTTGAAGCAAAGTTTCTGATTTATCGATAAGTAGTTCGGAGTTAACTTTCAGGTAGTTATAATCAGCATTCACAAATTCTGGAATAACTGTCATGACACTGATTGGTTTGATTATGTTATTGATAACAAAATTTTTCTCGGTATCTGTTATCTCGAAACCAGACTTTGGTTTTGCTGATATGAAGATTTTGCCATAAATTGGAGGATCATTATCCTCACCACCCCAAACATTGATCGCATCAAAGTGTGGATATTTTTGTCCTATCAGTTTAATATAATCATTTTTACTGACAGCTCTATTCTGTGCGATTAGTTGCAATGGTGCATTAAATTTGATAGATTCGGTTGACTCGGGATCTGAACCACCAGCAGCTGCTGTAATTGTATCTACTGTTATTGCAAACAGACCGCCTATATCACTGGTTGCAATAAAGTTACCAGCACCATTAGCAGTTGTTCCATTTGTAACTAGATAGTTGCATGTAACAATGGATCCATCCAATAATGCTTTACCCAGTACACCGTCTCCAAAGTATATTTCAAAACGACCATCTGTGCCTTCTTGTAGGTAAAACACTGGTGTGTCTGCTGTTATATTTGGAATATCTGTTGCAAGTTTCCATACAGATGAGGTGGTACTTGTTTCAGAATCTCTTACGGTTACAGTAAGGGTTCTTGTATCAATATTGGTGTCGTTTAAAATAAACTTTCTTAGTGTGTTTATTGAACTATTGTACACATAAGAGTATGTTACAAGATTGCCTTGATATATTTGAACACTGTCAAATGTGAAGGCTCCGTTTATTTTTGGTGCTGTGTAAGCACTTAGTGTTGTAAATGAATACGATCTATTA